ATTGAGTATAATAAAATCAAGAGTAATTTAATCTAATACGTATAGGCGTATAGTTATGGATCCGGGAACAGCCACTTTAATTGCAGGAGGAGTTTCTGGCCTCGGCAGTGGCGTAAGTGCTATTGGCGGTAAAAATGCAGGCAATCAAGCAAGGGCTGCCGCACGAGAACAGGCAGCAGCAGTGCAAGCGGCAGGACGTGAAACGCCAATTGCTAATTTTGGGTTTGATGTAGCAGGTAAAAAATTCGATACTTTATTTGGTGGTCCAGCGGACCGCTTTAATCTTGCTCAGGATACTGCTTTGCAAGGAGCGTTGCTTACAGATCCGGGATCTTCTAGCTCTATAGAAGCACGCAGAAATCAGTTACTGCAAAACGCAGCATTATTTGGCGAACGTACTCCTGGTTATGGTGCTGCTTTTAGCAGGTTTGTTTAACTTAAAATAAAGTCAACGTAATAAGTACAATGGCAAAAAATAAACAAGAAGAAAACTCTTATTACGAGCGTATTTTAAGTGGAGACCGTTCGGCTGGGCCATCTGTAAATTTAACGGGAGAGCAGTTTCAGAACCTATTAAACAAGCAATCTCCATACGGAAGTGCTTTTGGCTCAAGTTCTGATTCAGGTTCAGGCTCTATGCTTGGTATTCGGGCTGGACAAAAAGCTTTAACAGACGTTGCACAAGGATATCAAAATTTTGGCAAAGACATTAAAGGATATGAATCATATTTAAGCCGTGCGGTTCAACGTGGAACCATGGCGCCTGAATTAGCTGAACAGTCTTACTTAAATGCTGCAAGATTCGGCAATGTTAAAGATCCTTATACAAAAGCTGAAAAACTTGGATCAATGGCGGAGGGGTTTGTTGATCCTGCTAAATATGAAAAGTTCAAACCTTTCATGCAATTAACAGCAAAAGATTTGCTAGGTCGCCAACTCAGTGGTGATGAGATAACCAATTACATTGAAGCTGCACGTGGCCTCGGCATTTCAAAAGGACAAGACTTTGCTGCATTCCTTGGAAACACAGTATTAACTTCTCCAGAAGCACGCAGTCGTGCTGTAGTCACAAGTAAAGGTTTGTTTGACAAAACGCCCAATTTAAATCTTATGGCGTAAGTCTTTAATTTATAATATAAAAAAAGTAGTCATGGCAAAACAATCGGCAAAAGATCTTTTAAAAAGCTATGGTAAAACCATAAGCAAGGGAGAGCTTAAGCAATTTGAACAAAAATTTGATATTCAAAAAGCAAAAGATTTTGCTAAAAGCACAGGTGGAGTAAGTCTTGGTGCTAATGCAAAAACTTATTATTCAGCAGGAGGGGCTGCAGGTGCTTCTAAAAAAGATCCTGCAACAGATCCGTTAACCCCTGGTGTCAACAACAATCCCCCTGGTGTTACTTTTGGCGGGGACTTTATGTCCCAAGAAGATTACGATTACAAATCAGCTTATGGTTTGGGTGAATTAGAAGGACAGATCCGTACTAATTTACAAAAGCTACAAGGTGCAAGTGCAGAGACAATCGCAGGTATTTCAGCTGGTGCTCAACGTTACGGTTATGACGCAGATGAGCGTGCTCGTAAGTATGTAGCAGATCGCGCAGGCCAGTCTGCGGAAGCTGTCGAGAACATCCGTGCAAAAGGTAATCTTGATCTTCAAGCAATTGTTAATGCAGGCTTGAAAGACGTAACTGAAATCCAAGGTCAAACTTCACGTGATGTAGAAAAAACACGTGGCGAATTTGGTGTAAAACAAGAAGAGACGCGTCAAGCTGGATCACGTGATATTGCACGCATTGGTGGACGAGCAGGTATTTACCAAGGCCTGATGGGAGCTTTTAACTTTTAGTTGGTATAATTTAAAAATAGCTTTTGCTATACTGTAAGAAACAACCTGGATAAACATGGCTTATTCCGATACCATTGCAGGTATTAACGCCGCCCTTGGTCGCGGTGAAATCGATGCCGCAACTGCAACCGCTCTCAAGAAGCAAGCTGCCGAAGGTGAGTACGGTGCCAAGTCTTTTGACATTGGTGAGTTTGAGGGTCTCCTTGGCCGCCTGGAAGGCTCTAAGATGCGTCAGAAGCGCCAAGAGAGTGTTGAGGGTCGTCGCGGCACCATGGCACAAGGTCTTGCCAGCATGATGAGCAACTTCTGATAATGCAGACTTCTGCTGATAATAAGGCTCAGCCTACTGAAGGTGCAGATTTAAACCTGTACAAAAAAGCGGCAGAAGTTGCTTATCAATTTGCCAAGAAACGTTCTGAAAAAGAACCTGAACCCACCGAAGATTCTTTCGGCGACGAGAATACAAAAGAAAAAAAGGCAGCAGTTTAAATGGCCGACACATTCACCAACACTGGTTCGGATTACGCCGATGATCCGTATTCTCTTTTGTTCGATGAAGAGAAAGCCAAGAAAGCTGCTGCCGCTGCTAAGATCTTCCAAGATGTCTCCGTTGGTTCTTCCAAGGAGAAAATGAAGGAACAAGGAGCACAAGAACGTGAAACCATCACGAGAGGAGCAACAGAGCAGCGTCAGTCCGCAGAACAAGCCCAGGAGTTCGGTGAGAAGGACGAAGCACGCGATTACTCCCAGGCCCAGCGAGCTTATCGATATTGAGGTTTTTAAAACCTGGATTGACAATCTTGACAGTGCATCCGAAGAGGCATACCTCTCCTTTTGTAAAGATAACAACTCTGTTATTGAATGCTTCCTTTATGCCAGGTTCCTTGGTTATGAAGGGAGCATTGTTGCGTGTGACCTATGGGTAAACAGCGAGTTTGAAAAACCTGATCATAGAAAAGTTCTTCTCAATGAAATTGAGGAGATGCAGGAAGATATTCGCAAGTTACGACAGGCTGTCGAAGATGATATTGTCAAACGAGATGCAGGTGTCGCAAGGATTGCCAGCATGCAAAAAGAACTTCGTGGAACTATTGCTCAGTTAGATCTCTTTACCTCTTCCAGGGATCGCAAAGGCTTGCTGATGGCTGGTGCTGATCGTGCCATTCGTGAGTTAGTATTTATCTTCAAAGATGACCCGATTGAAATTCCCTTGCACGAAGCATCGATGAGCGTATGGGCTCGCATGCAACTAGAAGAATAGTGATCATAAAATAAACAAAAGACCAAAACAATGTCTGCTTCTACAGATATCCCTGATCTTGCTGGGCGCATGCCAAGCATTGTTCGTAACCTTCAACGGGAACGCATGGGTCGTGGGCCTATACAAAACGTTGCTGGCTCCAGTGATATTGCTAGTACAGCAAAGGCGATGTTTGGTTCTACGCCCCAAGATACCGAAGTAAATGGCAGACAAGATGCCCCCGCAACTCCTGGCGCACTTCAAAAAGACGGAAGCGAAGAAGGAGGACGGCTCGCAGATGAACGACAAAGAAAAACACAAGGCCGCCCTGGACAAGGCGCGTAAGTTTAAAGAGTCACGTTCCAAGAAATAAGTTAGTATTAACTTAACTGCAGACATAGAGTGCCTTCTTATCTTCATCTTGCTTACAGGCGTAATGCTCGCGCTGCTTCCAAGAATTACAAAGTAAGAGAAAATAAGAACGAAGATTCACTGCAGCGTGCACGTGAAGACTTTGGTTATTTTTGTGAGTATGTAGCCGACAAGCCTCCAGCGGAACACCACAAGGAGTGGCACCGTAAGTTTGTAACCGATCAAGATAGTTCCTGTTTAATCAAGATCGCTGGTCCTAACGTCGATCTACTTGCCCCTCGTGGTTCAGCTAAAAGCACCGTACTTGGCTTACTGACTGCCTGGGCCATTGGTATTCACACGACAGCCAAGTTGCCATTACAGATTCTTTACCTGTCATATACCGTTGATATTGCACGGTCTAAATCTGCAACCATTAAACGGATCATTGAAAGTAAACGATATCAAGAAGTTTTTCCAACCGTACGCCTACTCAAGAATGTAACCAGTAATGAGTACTGGTCTATTGATCACAAGTTTGCAGGTATTGACGTAACAGGTGACGAACAATTTACACTCTGCGCAGCAGGTTTAAAAGGTTCAGTGACCTCCAAGCGTTCACACCTGGTCATGATTGATGACGCCATCAAATCAGCCGCTGATATTGCAAACCCTGACATCAGGAAAATGATGCAGGACAACTGGAACGCGGTGATTGCACCAACGATGTTTGAAGGGGCACGTGCTATCTGCCTTGGTACTCGCTTCAGACATGATGACATTCACTCCACCACTTTTAACGAACAAAATAATTGGCAACAAATTATTCTTTCTGCAATTTATAACGACCCTGTAACAGGAGAAGAAAAATCTTATTGGCCAGAGATGTGGTCACTGGACTATTTAAAAGAAAAGAAACGACAAGCACCTATTGCTTTCTCGTTCCAGTACATGAATCAAATTATCAGGCAGAACGAACTATCGTTGGCACCTGAATTGATTGTCAAAGCTGAGATCTCCACAGAGTTTGATGCTCTTGGTATTGGGGTTGACCTCTCCGCCGGTGTTAAAGAAAAGAACGATTACACCGTTATGATTCTTGGAGGTCGCATTGGCGACCGCATCCACATTATTGATTACCGTCGCATCCGCGTAATGGGTAATTTGGAAAAGCTAGACGCAATGAAGGAGCTTCTGAATGATTGGTCTATTCTTGGTCGTGATGACAGTGGCAATTATTTCCCTACTTATTCAACTTGCGATATATGGTCCGAAGCTGTTCAATACCAAGCATCGCTAGAAGCCGACTTTAAGCGCGTTTGTTTAAGCAACGAAGGGTTGTACAACTTAATTTGGCATCCCGTCAAAGGCTTCCGTGCCGATAAACTTGCACGGTTTCGTGGAATTATTGGTATGTTTGAAGACCGAAAAATTATCTTCAATCGTTACCGCAACTTTACTGCTTTATTTGAAGAGCTTACCAACTTTGGCGTCAGTAGTCACGATGACTGCGTCGATGCATTGGTATGGTTGGTCACTGGACTTGCACGTAAGGGACAACTACAGCTCGATTACTGATCCTAAAATAAGTAAAGAAAAATCAAGACTTTGTACCAGTGGGTCCAGAATATCTCGCCATTGGCCTAACAGCTGTAGTATCCGCATTAACTGGGGGCAGCTGGGTGGCCAATAAAATACTAGATAGACAGCAAGAGCGCTTGCAAGGTGCTCACGAATACATCAGCTCGCAAAAAAGAAGGATTGACGTTTTGGAAGATCAAATCAATCGTATGCCTTTGGAGTATGTATTAAAGGTTGACTTCCTTAGAGAAATTAAAGAAATGCATGATAACTTTAAGCAGATCAACAATAAGCTTGATAAGCTAATGGAAAAGATTTTGGAAAAATGAGCTACATCTTGGAGGTCCAGGAGGACGAAAACGGCGATTGTTACATTACTTTGCCGGATGAAGTGGTTGACGAACTGGGCTGGCAAGAAGGAGATATTCTTAACTGGGACGTAAAGGGAAATGGTATTGTTCTAAGTAAGGTTAACGACTCTGCCGGTTACGAAGTAATAGAAGAGTAAAATAGAAACAAAGAGAGGCTCTAGATGTATTACGCAGGTGAAAGTAACGTACCCGGTGCACCAGGTAACTTAATGGCCGGAGGCATTCCTGTTGGCCAGGATCCTCGCCTACCAATGTCTCAAGCTGATTTCCAACATCACATGGGCCTTGAAAAATTAAACCGAATCCTGGGGCCTATTCAAGAGCAACGGGGCCTTCAGCGATTTCAAGAAATCATGAAGCAAAATGTTCAAGGCGCTTCCATGCCAAATACAGGCGGAACACCAATGGGCAATGCTGGTTTCTACATGGGTCCTCAGTTTGGTCAGATGGTACCTCCTGCTGGTTTCCAGAACAAAACAGTTTCTTGATTTATTGTTAGTATTAATAAAACAGAGGAGCAATAGTGGCTGACGCTGTAAGTCGACTTAAAGAAATGGTTAA